TGGAGAACGTCGGCTCAGCCGAGGATATCAAGGTCCAGCCGGGCGCCGTCTGGGCCATACCCGAGGACGCTAAGGCCTATCTTTTAGACTTGCTCCAGGGCGGAGGCATCAGGCTGCATATAGACTTCATTGATTTAATCTATCGCACCCTACATGACATCTCCGAGACGCCCCGGGCAGCCTACGGCGGCATCGAGAAGGAGCTCTCAGGAGCCGCCCTCAACATCGAGCTGGGCAGCCTGATCCAGAAGGTGACCAGGAAGCGGACCACCAGGACCAACGCCTATCACCAGAGGAACCGGATGATCCTCAGCCTGGCCGGGAGGTACCTGGGACAGAGCTTCGACGGCATCAGCCACCGGGTAGTCTGGGGACCGATATTGCCCGAGGACGTATCCCGACAGGCACAGAACGAGCAACTGCTGGTCCAGGCCGGCGTTCATTCCAGAAGGACGGCCATGGACGAGATGGGAATAATGGATCCCGATGAGGAGTTCGCCAGGTGGCTTGAGGAGAGAGAGAAGATACTCTTAATGAATCAGGAGTTTAGGGCGCAGTCGACACGTGGCGGAGCGAGAGAGAGAGCGGTAGCCGCTGAGATGGAAGTGCCTGAATAATAGCTCAAAGGAGAACAACTTATGGCAGAAAACGAGAACCAAAACGACACCGCGCAGCTCGAGGCTATCAAGACCCAGCTCGAGGAGGAGAAGACCGCCAGGGCAGCCCTGGAAGAGGCGGCAGCCGCCAATGGCAGCCGCATCGCCGCACTCGAAACCGAGCTAAGCGAAGCGAAGGCCGAAGCCCAGACCCTGAGCGAAGCGAAGGGAAAGGAGCTCGAAGCCTCGGCAGCCGAGCTGGCCCAGGTCACCGAAACCAGGGACCAGGCCGTGACCAAGTACCTCAACATGGCTAAGGCCCTCAATCCCAGCATCCCCGAGGGCATCATCGCCGGAGGGTCTATCGCTGAGATAGATCAATCCGTCGACAAAGGCAAGGCCATCGTTGAGGCGGTCAAGAAGGCCATCCTGAGCGAAGAGAAGGACCTGGCCGCCCAGGCCAGGGTTCCGCCCGGAGCTCCAACCAGGGGCGCCGCTCCCACCGAGGGCATGAGCCCCAAGGAGAAGATCGCCTACGCAATTCAACAGAAAGGAGGACCTAGCTAATGGCACTAACTTTAGACGAAGCAAGTAAACTCTCCAACGATATCCTGCTCCAGGGCGTCATCGAGACCATCATCAAGGATAGCCCCGTCCTGCAGCAAATGCCGTTCATCCAGATTGTGGGCAATGGCCTCACCTATAACCAGGAGCACGGCCTACCCGGAGTCGGCTGGTACCATGTCGGCGAGGACTGGCAGGAGTCCGCTCCCGACTTCACCCAGCTCACCGCTACCCTGAAGGTCATGGGCGGAGACGCCGATGTGGACAACTTCCTTAAGGCCACCAGGTCGAATATCCAGGACCTGGAGACCGCCGTCATCGAGGCCAAGGCCAAGGCGGTCAGGCACGAGTTCGAGAAGGTCTTCCTCCAGGGAGACAGCGGTGTGGACGCCGACCAGTTCGACGGCCTGTATAAGCTGCTCATGGGCGTCGCCTGGACAGCCGACACCGCCATGGAGGTGGGCGACATCGTCGTCCCCACCGCAGGACTGGAGAACGGCTTCAGGTACGAGTGCACCGCAGCCGCAGGCGATAAGAAGACCCACGCTACCACCGAGCCCACCTGGCCGCTCACCGAGGGCGGAACGGTCGTTGATGACCAGGTCACCTGGACCTGCCGGTTCGGCAGCCACCTCGGGTCCGGAGCCGACGGCGCCGCCCTGGCTCTGTCCAAGCTCGATGAGCTCATTGACATCGTCAAGGGAGGCAAGCCCGATATGTTCCTGATGAGCCGCAGAAGCCGGAGGAAAGTCCAGGCCTTGATCAGGACATCAGGAGCTATCCTGGAGACCATACCCGGCCGGTTCGGGGAGCAGATCCAGATGTATAACGGCATCCCCATCGCCATATCCGACTGGGTTAAGGACGACCGGGTACGCGGCGCCAACGCCGATTGCTCCACCATCTACGCCTTCCAGATGGGCGAGGGCGCACTGTGCGGACTCACCAGCCCTGAAGGGCTCCAGGCGGAACGCATCGGCTCACTGGAGACCAAGGACGCTACCAGGACCAGGGTCAAGTGGTACGTCTCCCTGGCCCTCTTCTCCGCCGTCAAGGCGGCCATGGTTACCGGGGTCAGAGGCTAAATTGCCTACCAGGGAGGCTGGTAGGGACATTTATCGCCTCCTTCGCCATAGGGGAGAGGGAGCACCGACCCTCCCTCTCCCGTCCCTCGCCAGATGAGGGGAGCTGTGAGGAGGGCCACCTTATAGAGAGGAGTGGAGAAACAGTGGAAAAACAACGGAAAATCAACGGGAAAACAACGAAGACCAGGGCCCGAGAGCACACACCGTACTTCGCCCTCCGCCAGGCCGGTCATCCCGCAGCGGCAGCACGCAGATGCCGGGACTGGCACATACAGAGTGTCTTAGGCCAGATAGACATTCAGGCCCCCAACTACGCCTACAACCATAAGGAGGCATTATGAACCTAGCAGACATGAGAACCCGGGTAAGACAGGACCTCCAGGATACCGACGCTGCCAACTACCGCTGGACCGATGACGAGGTCGACGGCGCCATCGAGCGGGCCGTCACCGAGCTTTCCTTCCATCATCCCCTCCAGCAGCAGGACGACATCGCCACCACCGAGGACTCAAACGAGATAGATATCTCCAGCCTGACCATGCTGCTTAAGGTCTACTCCGTGGAGTTCCCCATCGGACAGAAGCCGCCCTACTTCCAGCACTTCTCCGTCTGGCAGTCAACCATCCACATGCAGCATGACGGCAACGGAGAAGACGCCAGGGTCACCTGGGGCAAGCTCCATACCATCACCGCCGAATCGTCCACCGTCCCCGTGCAGTTCGACGAGATCATCGTCCTCGGAGCCACCGGATACCTGGCCACATCGGCATCGGCCTATACCGTCGACCGGGCCACCATCGCTGGCCGGCACGCCACCATCAACTTCCTCAAGTGGGGCCAGGCCAGGCTTGCCCGCTATGAGCAAAAGCTCAGGTCCATCGCCCTTGATAGCAAGGTTGTCAGCAAGGAGTTGTACACCGAATGAAATCGCCCTACACAGACGACAATATGAGGGATAGGTACGGACACTATTACCTACTCACAGGACTTGAAGAAAAAGGTAGATGCTTTTGGTGCGGAATCAATGTTACCCACGGGCGCCGGTACTGTAGTCAAGAACACCATGACCTTTACCACGAGCACTTCTGCTGGCCCGCTGCTTCCTCGGCATGTCTAAAAAGGCAAGGCCGTCGCTGCGGAGATTGTGGCAAAGAGGCAAAGCTACTAGTTCACCATAAGCAACCCTTGGATGGAAGTCTAAGGCTATGGAATATTCTGAACCGCCCGGAAAACCTGATCGGCCTCTGCGCGAGCTGCCATGGCAAACGCCATGCAGAGCTTAACGGGCATGTGGAGAGAGAGGACAGATATCAAGCTGCCATAAAAGCGGGCCAACTAGAGCTGGTGAGTATATGATTGAGGTCGCCGTGCTCAAGACCTTCGACAGCGAGGACTACCGCGCTGGAGTCCAGCTCGTCGGCTCACTGACCACCTACTTCGACGACATCAACGTGGCCAGGAATATCCCATCGGCAGAGATGACCGCCGGCAGGCACGTCATCGTGGCTATCCCCGGAGGCAATCCCGGGGACGCCGTGGTCATCGCCGTATTTACAGTATGAAGGAAAATCCTAAGCACTAAATACGAAATGCTAAACAATATCAAAATCCCAACTCTCAATAGCCAAAACGTAAGGTTTTTGAATTTAGAGCATTGGAAATTAGGATTTGTTTGGGGTTTAGAAATTAGGATTTAGCATTTAAGCCGTAAGGAGGGACAATGAGCAAAGTCGAAACATCCTCTCCTCTCCCTCGACGGGAGAGGATTAAGGTGAGGGTGATAAGGAGGAACCCATGGCTAACACAAAAGTAAAACAAGCAGTGGAAAACGAGATCACCAAGGAGGGACTGCCCAAGGAGGCCTTCGCCATCGTCGGAGACCCCAACGATACTGAGACCTGGAAGCTGCCCCATCATACCAGGTCCATCTTCAGAGCCCTCCATGGCCGGCTCGATATCGAGAAGACGGTCGACTGGGACCGCATGCCGGCGGCCGTGGCCGCCCTGTCCAGAGGCGGTTACCGGGGCGAGAGGGTCCAGGCCACCGGGGAGCAGATCCTCCAGGCGGCCAAACACCTGGCAGCCCACTACCAGAAAGCGGGCAAATCGGTGCCAGACACCCTCGGAGCGCTGATCTAGCCTCAAAATTTCCTCTCCCTTGACGCATGACCAATCAGTCTCCTCTCCCTTGACGGGAGAGGATTAAGGTGAGGGTGAGAATAACCTTATGCGATGTATATGTCACAAAAAATTTTAGAGGCCCTTTCTCGGTCAAAATATGAGGGGGTTGCAGGGGAGGACCTCGTGCCCTCCCCGAACAAAATCTAACAAAGGAGGATAACAATGGCAGAATTTTCAGACTACCTGGAAAACAAGATCATTGACCACATGCTCCGCAACCAGGCATACACCCCGCCCGCCACCGTCTACCTGGCCCTGTACACCACCGCCACCAGCGACGCCGGCG